AAACATTCTGACGTTACCCTATCGTCTCAAAATAAAGGGGTAGTCTTCGAGACGGGCTCATCGCCAGGATGCTCTGAGGAGTGGGTTCGCTTCCCGTACCTCATAACAAAACAAAAGATGCCGAGACTTCATCGTCTTGGGGGGCACCCGATGCAGTGTTAGTTGACCACTTGTCAACTCGTGAGAGACGGGCATAGATACCTCACGTCAAACAAAGTCTTGTCCAAACCATCACCATCAACGCAGACATCAGTATTTTCTTCCCGATGTTTTACGCCAGCTGTGTTGATTCGTCTACTCCCGTCTGGCGAATTGTCGACGAGGAGATCTCACCTATCCGTTCGGAAGTATCGTTACGTCCGGGTTGTTCACGGGAGGCCGCTTGCGCGCCCGTGGTGTCGGAGGTGGGGGTTTCAGCCCCCCTTAAAGCCATTGTTGCGGCGCCTCATTTTGACTGGAACAACCGGGGGTTTGCCCCTCCCACCTCCCGCGCGCCGGGAGGCGTGCGGGGGGGCCGGTATTCGACGTCCGGAGAAAGTGAGTCTCTTCATGAGACTATCTCGATCGTTCCTGGTCATAGAATTAAAACTGACCCCGATACTTGTCCTTCCCCTTTCTTGGGGTTTGCCAACGGAATGCCGGCTAATGACGGACGCGGATCTTTTAGGGATCGTCTGTTCAAGAAAAGATGCTGGCTTGACGTTTCTGCAAATCTTGATGAAGTTTCTAGACGGCTCTTGGAATTTGTCGATCTTGAAGACTCTCAGTCTTTTGACGTTTCCGAGGAGTTTTCGGACTTTGTTGAAGAGAAGGAACACGAGAACAATTGCGTACCAGCAGTTGCTGATTCTAACCCTTATGCGGTGTTAGAAAAAGCTGCCACTGACTGCTGCTCTCGTGTAAAAGTGTTGGACGGTAAGGCCCGGACTCTCGTTAGGTGGTACGAGAATTTGGGTCTTGTTCGCCACGGTTGGCCCCGCGAGGGGATCCAGTGCACCGAGCTCCGATCGGCCGTTCGATCCTGCTTTGACTCTGTACTTCCTGTTCGTTGGGAGTTGAGTTTTAAGACCATCTCTAAGATTGACTCTGACGCCTGTCGTTTCTGCAGACAGACGGATGACGAGAAGATCGAGAGTTGGAAGCGGGATCGTTTGGCTCCCGTGGACTACGATGAGAAGCATCTCGCTCTTTTTAGGAAGTGCGTGTCGATGAACGTCCCTGATAGGTGGGACGATCGCCGCACACCTTTCTTTCCGAGCGGGAATGCGACTCTGAGCAGTACGCGGTTGGAGGGAGGGAATTGGAATGAGGAGGAGTTTTCAGAGGAGTGTAATCCGAAGCTTGTCTGGTCAAAGGGGAAACCCCGTATCGTGACCTTATATTCGGAGTTTAACACGCGTACTCTGACTCCCCTTCACCATTCGCTTTACTCGAGACTCCGAAAACGAGATTGGTTACTCGTCGGAGATCCGCGCGATGAACACGTTAAGAATCTTAACGGCGGCGGTGAGTTCGTGTCCGTAGACTACTCACAGGCAACCGATCGGATCAAGTCCGGTTACGTGAAGATTCTTATCGATGTGCTCAAGGAAAAGAGCTGCGGCTTGAGTGAAGACGAGGCTCGGTGTTTGGACGTTCTGGGTGAACTCCGCTTTGACGGA